CTGTGCTGCGGCGCGCGCCTCAGTGGTCAGCTGCGAGGCGGTGCGCGGGGTGGCGGTGTATGCCATATTCAGTCTCTCCTAGTCCGTGTAGACGAACTGGCCGGTGGACACAGTCGTGTGGTCGATGACCGCGGCCTGCGCCGCGACGGGCAGGTAGGTGCGGTTGATGGTTGCGGTCTTGACGACCGCGATGGATGCCTTGCCGGACGGCAGGGTCACGTTGAGGCTGGTCTTGACGTTGGTTGCCTCGCGGGTGAAGCCGGCGAGCAGTTCAGTGCCGTCGGTCAGGAGCCCGGTCGAGTCGAAAATGCCGTACTGGCCGGTTGCCGTGATCTTGCCGAGTGCGACGCCGCCGGGGATGTACCCGTACTGGTCGACCTCGCCGATGACGCTGGCGATGTTGAGTGTTCCGGGCACGGCGGTGACGCCGTGGGCCGAGGCGAGCCAGCGGTTGTCTACCCCGCCGGTGGTGCGCGTTTCAATGGCGTAGTCGCTCATTGGTGTTGCTCCCTACTTCTTGTTCTGGCTGTTGAGTTCAGCGACCCGGAGCTTTGCGGCTTCGGCGATTGACCCGCCACTGCCGCTCTGCTGGAATCCGCTCTGGCGGTCGAGGGATTCCTTGGCAGGATTCCGTCGAGGGTTCCCCGGTTCGGGCGACTTCGTGGCGAGAGTCGCTGCATACGCGGTGATCTTTGGGATGTCGAGCGAGCCGTCGGCGAGAACGAGCTTGTTCACGTCGATCAGTTCAAGCGCGACATCGAGTTCTTCTTCTGTCCGGCCGGTCAGGTGCAGCAAGCGGCCCTGGATGGCGTCGTTGAGGTACTGGCTGGCACCTTCCGTGCGACCTTCGGCGCGGGCTTCGGCGCGGGCCGTGGCGATCGCCTTCTCATCCTCCGACAGGTTCTTCGTCCGGAGCGCGGCTAGCTCGGCAGAATCAGCCTTGAACGCTTCCGCCTCCCGGCTGCTTTTCGCCGCGGCCGCCTCGTGCCGGCGGGAGTGGTGCTTGAAGTACGCAAGCTCCTGCGTTTCCGTCATATCCGCGATCGGCGTTTCGGCCGGGAACCCGAGGTCGGTCGGCGGCGCTGCCGCGGCGGCCGCAACTGCAGCCGCGGTTTCCTCGTCGGTGATGAAGCGCAGCCGCGGCGCAATCGCGGTGAGGCGGCGGTCGAAATTGAACATGGTGATACTCCTGTCGAGCGTGCCGCGCCCTAGTCAGGCGCAGCGTCGGTGCCGGCCAGTGCGGCCGGTCATGGTGGGTCAGAGAAGCTTTTGTTTCATGCGGTCGATCAGGTCCGAGTTGAACTTGATCGCCGCGGCGTAGCCGTAGCCGGTCGCGGCCTGGCCCGAATCGCGGGCGGCCTCGAGGTTCGCGATCGTGGTCTTGGCGCGGTCGATGTTCGACTGCCACGACGCGCGCTGATTCTCTTTCGTCGGCGGCACGTAGGCGGTGTATTCCTGGCCATCGCCGGTCTTGTTGACCTCGTTGACGTCACGAAATTTGGCGTCCTTGTAGATCAGGATTGGCCCGAGCTCGCCGTTCTCCTTGATGTCGATGCGAGTGTTTCGTAGAGCACCCCTTCCGGCTGTCGAGCCGGCCGCGGCGTAGATCGTTTGGAGGTCGTCCTCGTTGAGCTTCAACCCGCGGTCATCGCCGGCAGTCACCGGCCACTCTGTGCACTTGCACCGGAAGTGCAGTGCTCGGAGTTCGTCGACCGAGTAGAACCGGGTCGCGGCGACTACGCATAGCCCACACGTCCCGTGTTCGGACTTCTCGGGGTGGATGATCCGTCGGTACCCGGTTATCTTCGGCTCGAGCTTCCAGATTTCGTTGAGCTCGTCGCGCTCTGCTGCGGCGACGTCGGCTTCGGCGAGCACGCTCATGCGCGTGAGCGCCATCTTGTTCGCTTCCTCGTCCGTCTTGCCCTGCTTGATCGCCCACAGGTAGACCGCCGCCGGCCGCGCGTACACGTCCAGCGCCGAGGTGCCCGACCGAGGGTAGAGGTCGACCTGCGGGGGCAACTTCGGCGCGGGTAGTCCGACCTCACGGATTGCGACCTGCCCGTATGAGCGAGCAATGCGCCGCGTCTTGGACATCGCCACGTCCACGAGTGACGTCGACCGCGCCGCTACTGACGACACGGCATCAGCGTTGTCCCACCCCTTGAACCCGCCCCACAAACCGAGTAGGGCTTTCAGCAACTCGAGCAAGATACTGTCGCGCTGCCGGGCCTGCTGCTGGACAATCTTCGCCGTCCGCCCTTCGTCAGCCACGGGTTACACCACGGCCGGCACTGCGAGCGGGTCGTCGACCACCACGGGGTCGGTGGCCACCGGCTCGTCGACGGGCGCTTCGGTCGCGGCGACGGGCGTGTTGAACGCTTCGTCCTCCCGGTCCTGTCGTGCCTGGCGAATCTGCGCCGGCGTCATCCCGAATATGAGTTCGTCGATGAAGCGTTGCGGCAACCCGCCGGCCTTCGCCTGCGGTGATGCAGCGGAACGCTGAATGATCGAGGTCCGGTCGATGGACGCCCAGATCGTTTCGATACCGGCCGGGTCGGCGCGAGTAGCGTCGCGCTGCGCCTCGAACGCGAGCCCCAGCGCCAGTGCGATCGCGGCATCCGCGCGGTCGTTCAAGTCCTCGACAGAGAACGAGAGCATTTCCTTCGCGAGGTCAGCGCCGGCGGCGGAACCCGATGCGGCGTCGGGGGAGAGCACGTAGAGCGGTGTCGACGTGACGGCCGCGAGGTGCTTAATGTCCTCCTTCGATGCGCTGAGAAGCGGAGTGACGTCCGTGACGGCAGACTCCCAGATTTTCGCGCCTTCGGGAATCATCCAGAGCGCGGCGGGGCCGGCCTTGAAGATGTCGTTGTAGTCGATGCGCTCCCCGGGCCGACTGGGGTCGTCGTCGGGGTAGTGAGTGGGCAGGTCGCCCTCGATCGCACGCTGCCGGAACGCCTGCATGGCGATGATCGTCGCGCGCTGCTTGATGCCGTCATTGATGCGGTCGAGGGAATCGAGGTGCTTCTCGTAGAACCCGAACCCGTCGGGTGCCTCGAGTTGAACGATGTCGACCTTGTCGGTGTACCCGAGTTGCACGGGCCCGCTCTCCCACGAGTACCCCGTGTTCGGCACCCACGGGTTGCCATCCGTCGGGACTGTCGACACCTGCGTCTTGAACACTGCCGTGCGAATGTAGCCCGGGCGGTGCAGAGTGATCGTGTCGGCCCCGAGCATGTCGTCGTAGCCGATAGTGATGGCCGCCTGAGCGAGCCAGGGCATTGTCGCGTACTGGATGCTGTACGCCTTGAACCCGTTCATTGGCACGATGATCGGTTCGTCCGGCTCGCCGTCGCCGTCACCCGACCCGAGTACATTCATGTACCCCGCGCCGTAGTGCCCCACATCGTTGAACAGGCCGCGCGAGCGGACGTTCAACTGCGATCGCTTCCACGTAGCCCAAGCAGACTCGTCGCCGAGGTCGTCGCCGACTGCAGCAGTGCGGAACCCGATGGCCTTCTGCCGGTTCGTCTTGGCGTTCACGATGAGCTCGGCCATGACCAATCGGCTCTGCCGTGCCCACTTCGCGTACGCCTCACGCATGGCCGCCGACGCTTCCTCCGGCACCGGGGCGTCGCCCTCCCTGTGCCGCTTGAGGTTGTAGAGGCGCGGAAACTCCTGGCCCATCGCTTTCGCGCACCGCATGAGCCACCAGTCGTCGCTATCGGGAACGTCGATTTGCGTGAGCATATTCGCCTTCTTTCTGGCTTAGCGGACCTTGATCGGGACGAAAGTTTTCTTCTTCTTGCGGGGCTTTGCGATGTAGTCCGATGCGGCCTCGAATGCGAGCGCGCCGGCGATGGCGGCGTCCATCTTGAAGCTCGAACCCTTGCGGTCCTTGCCGATTACGACTCCACCGCGCCGCGGCCACCGCCGAGCGTTGATGAAGTGCTTGCGGAACGTCGTCATAATCGGATCGTCCCCCGAGGCGAACGACATACTGCCGATTTGCATGGCCGTGTGCATCCGCTCGAGCGCCAGTGCCATAGGCACGTCACGGGCGGTCCACCACTCGATTGAGTGCTTTCCCGACGCGTGCACACTGAGCTCGTCGCCAAACTCCTTCGCCCACTTGTCGAGGTAGTCCTGCCAGTGCGGCGGGTCGGCATAGAACCCGACGACGTCGTAGTGCTCGAACGCCCACGCAACCTTCGCGTCGAACGCCTCACGGTTGACCGTCCAGTCCTTCGCCTCCGGTCCGTCAGGGACTTCTTCGATGTGCAGCGGGAACAGGTGCCGGTCACTGATCCGACAGGCGACCAACGCGGTTGCGTCGTCATTCTTCGAGCCGTCGAACCCGAGGGTGATTTGCTCCTTCGCAGCCGGCGGCAGGAACCCGACGATCTTCCCGAGGTCGATGATCTTCGCCAGTAGCGGGATCGTGACCCACGCGTTCAGCCCTTCGGTGAGCGCGTTCAGGAAGTACCGGCGAGAGTCAACTTCGGCTTCGCGCGGGTCGAAGATTCCGTCGACAATGCCCTCGAGGGAGTTCCAGAGCAACGCGTCGCCGTACGCCTCGCGGATCGCTTGCTTGAGCTTTTCCTCGTCGGCCAAGTCCTCGACGATTCCCCACCGATGGTCAAAGAGCAGCCGGTTACGGCGCGCCTTGCCCTCCTG